AAAGTGATGCCAAAGTTCTAAAGTTAATGCTGCATCTTCTTCTGCATATGCACCTACTTCACTTGCAGGCATTTTCCACATATCTGCCTTAGGATCTAGTCCACGTTCTTTAGCTGCTTTAGTTAATAAACTTTCATTCTTACCTTTGTTTAAATATTTCCAAGATAAAGAATTTAATGTAAATGAAAATCTATTTTCATCAATCAATGATGCTGCAACCATGGTATCTATAATTAAACCATTAATTTTAATACCTAAATTACGTATCCAAGACACGTCGTACATTGCATTGTGAAATATTTTTATAGCAGGTGATTCACAAACATCTTTAAACCATCTTAAAACTCTATCTCTGTCCATATTTGGACCTGTACCATGAGCTATTGGAAAATAATTTTTATAACCATCTACAGCGACAGCTATACCTACCACTTCACCATTACCTATTATGGATCCTGAACCCAGAGTCTTTAAATCTGGATCTCTAGTTTCTAAGTCGATTGCTATTTCATCTGCTTTCCTTAAATCAGGAAACTCTGTAGGTGCTACCCACTCTGTAGTTGGCATCAACATTATATCAATCCAAACATAAATATTGTTATAATCAACAAACCAAAAATTTCAGTATATGTATTCATTTTTTCCTCTTCATGTCTTTCATCTTTTTAATTTCTAATTCACAATAATGAATTATTTTTTCTAAGTCTTGTATGCCATTTTTATTTTTATAACGACACACATACTTAATAACATTTCCCTGAAAAAAAGAAAGGTCATTCTTAGAAATAAATTCATAAGGTTGAATGTTAAAATTTTTGTAGTGATTTCCACCTATCTGTTTACCTTGTGGAAACACACTTTCGAACATATCTTTACTTGTCATATTTTTTTCTCCTGTATTTATGATTATTTTTGGTGGATGTTGATTTAACGACCATTGGATCAAAAATAGGGAGTCGAGAAGTCGAACCAACTCCGTCCGTTAAGACATGATGCCACCAGTCACCACTTAGGAATTTCTCTATCCCGTTCGGTTTATATGCGTTAGCACATAAATTCTTAAATATGTTTATATTCATTTCTTTTTATTCTTGCTTTTAATTTGTATAAATTGTTTCTGGCACGTGTTCCTCCCACATACCAAACTCTATGTTCTTCATCATGTTTTGACTGACTTTTTTTAATTGCCTTTTTAATTTTATCTCCCATATCTAGACATAAAATTACATTATCCTCCTCTCCGCCTTTAGCTGCATGAATAGTAGATACTTGTATACGTGCATCCTCATCTAAATTTTCATTATTATCTATTAAGTTTTTTATGTATTCTTTTTCTTTTTGATCTGCATTTTTAAATGCATCAAACCAATTTATATTTTTATTCCACTTATCTTGTTCAAGACCTGTGTATTCTATTATATCTTTTATTTCTTTCTCTTCCAATACAGAACCTCTACACCATGAATTATAGTTTACAGATGCATTATAAATTCTAACTTTAAAACTTTTACCTTTATTAGTTTCATAGTATAAATTTCTTTTTCTTAATTCTTTTGTCATTCTAACTAATCTAGAAATTGTTCTAGTTTGTATTAACCATTTTCCTTGAGTTAAATCTATTTGATCTAAATTATTTATTCTTTCACTTATACCTTCATAATCTCTCGGATAATATTGTTTCAGTTTTCTTAATCCAATTATATTAGTTAATGGTATTATAGATGACTCCTGAACTGCTTTAGATATTCTTTTAGAATACTTTAATACTTTTTCTTTTGCTGGTTCATTTATAAATCTATCAACATCAGCTCCTGCCCAAGCAAAAATTGCTTGATCATCATCTCCTGCTAAGTAAATATTATCAGCATAATTTTTTAATTTATCAAATAGTTTCCATTGTAATGGAGATAAATCTTGTGCCTCATCAATAAATATAACTTTAAATTTTGGCAAATCATTTTTCAATAATAATTGATTAATCATATCATTAAAATCTAATTTCTTTTTTACTTTCTTATAATTAATTAAGTTATCATTTACGTTTTTTAAGATATGCCATTTTACTTCTTTGGAATTATGTTCATTTCTATCAAACTCTTCTCTAATATCTGTATCTCTATTAATGGCTTTACCAATCATTTGAAAATATGGACTGTCATTATTTAAATAAAATATTTCTTCCTTATTATATTTGTCATAGTATTTAACTCTTAGATTTAATTTCTTACCTATCTTTTCATAATCAGATGGTTGCATTACTTTTTTTGTATTTAAATCTAATTGATCAAAAGCAAATGAATGTATAGTTCTAAAATAATATAGTTGATCATTATCAACTGGCATTCTTTTTTTGGCTTCAGCTGCAGCCTTTTTGGTAAAGGCAAAATATGCAATCTTATCTAATGGTGTGCCTATTTTAATATAAGCTTTAGCTCTACTAATTAGTTTATGAGTCTTACCTGTTCCTGGGGGTCCAAAATATTTATAGATCATTATACAATGTCATCCTCATTTTCTATTTCTACAATTTCTTCTACTTCTTCCTCTTCTTCAAATAAATACAATGGTATCTCTGCACATTTATCTACGCCTGGATATGGTCTATTTGTTTTTTTATTAATACCAGGAAATCTTTTCTTAACTCCAAATCTTGGTTTTGGTAAATCATCTTTTTCTTTCTCAAACATCTTTTCAATCATATAAGAAGTTCTCGACGGATCTTTTTTCCATTCATTTTCTTTTAAGAAGTTATAAAAATCATTGTAGACAAACCATGCGTGTGTTTTATCTTTTAATACATTGCCACTTTTAAATGAGTTAAATGATGTTGCTTGAGGTCCATTAACATGTTCTCTTAATAATTCTTTTAATATTTCTATCGGTCTGGTCCCTGGAGCCGGTTGCACTGTATCCTGACCATCTAACAACGCATTAATCATAGCATGAAAATCCATTGATTTAATTGGTGGAGGAAACACATCAGCTTGAGACATGATTAAACCTCTTAATTCTTTTTGATCTTTTAATTTATTTACATCTTTTGCATGTACAGGAACCGACTCACCTTTTTTATTTTCCACTGTAAAATAATATTCAGGGTCAGGTTTAAAATCTACTTTGATTAGATTAGTCATCAATGGCCAATCTATTTTTTTATCCGATATAATTCCAAATCTTCTCTTTACACATTCTGATTTAACACAAACGGGTGCAAGTAATTCATCAGTACAAGTGTGACCTTTAGTTTCTTTATCCCATTGTTTTATTTTCATCTTAATATGATCATCCGTCCATGTCGCATTAAATTCAAAATAATTTCTACCTGCTTCTATTACTTTATTTTTCCAATCATCAGAATATTTCTTTTTAGCAAACACCATGTAGTTATATAAAAATCTATCTCGACCATCTTTCATAATGTTTTTTGATAAAATTTCTAAACAAGGTGGACCATCTTTAAATTCTTCTGCACCACCCGTTAATTCTTTTTGAATTATAGTATTAGATATATTTTTTAATTGTTCTGAAGTTTGTTTATTTAATTCAACGCAATTTAAAAAAATTGCAAAAGGTATTTCCTTACCAGATGGATCTAATGCAACTCTTTCATCTTTATTAAAATAAGGTAGATTAATAAAGTTACCATTTAATTTATTACCATCTGTGTCTTCTCCTAATTTAGTTTGCTTAGGAAATATTTCTGTATTAATAGGTAGTTTAAATAAAAATAATACTTCTTCTAAAAAATCTTTTATAATTTTTGCTTTTATAAATTCTTTTGTAAATACATATAAATGTAATCCACCACTCTTTGATTTAATTGGTATTAATGGTAATTCTTTTTCTTGAATAATATTTAGATAATATTTTACATCTAAGTTTTTATATATCTTAGGATCAATATCTATTGCACCAAATCGTGCTAAACCATCATCATTACAAGGTTGTATACCTATTGATTTTGTGCCATCTAAATGTTGTTGATAATCTAAATCTGTAATTTGTTTACCGGACCAACCATAATCACCATTTTTAAATTTTATCTTTCCTGTTTCTAGATCCTTGTAACCATTGTTAATATTACAAAAACCGTAATTACGAGTTAGACCTGTAAAATATTCCTTAAATTCTTTATGTAATTCTTGCATCCATATTTCCTTTTATTTGTAAAGAGGCAACTCCAGTCTCCCGCAGTTGCCTCTCCTTCGAAGTATTCACTTAGTGAATTAGACAATATCCTCAGCCTTAGGTTTGTCGCTTTTTTCATACTCAGGTTTTGCTTGTCCTTTAGAGACAGAGTTTTGAAACTCTTGCGCCATTAAGTATAAATTTGCATCTTCTTTATTAGAAACATCTAAAGCTCTAGCCATAGATGGTTTATATACATGCCAGCTTTTACTTCCCGCAATTTTACCAACAGTTTTTAAATTATAAACTGCTGCGTATGCTGCCGGATTATAAACACCTTTATCATCTTTAAATCTGAGGTTTTTAATCAACTGATTTAATTCTCTTGCAGGTGTTAAGTTAGATGATCTCATAGTAATTACTGCAGGTCTAGGTTCATCACCTAAAACAATTACATAAAAGTATGCAGTTTTTTCTAAGTAGTTACCATTTGATAATCTATACTTACCATTCCTTTCTTCCTGAGCATCTGCCGGAATTGACATATGCGTTGCAACAGGCGGAGCCGCTGTGTCTCCCATTTCTTGCCATTCTGGATATCTTGTTTGCACATGTGCAACAATGATCTCCACACCTTCATTACCATCTATTAATTTATTAAGACCTTTTGCATAAATCATACCAGGCTGTGAACCTTCTACATATTTAGCATTACTCTTATTACATTCAGGTGATAGTTGGTGAAGGATTTTTAAAATCGGTGTTGACATATCGTCCGATTTTATTTCTTCGCTACCTCTTCCAGAATCGCTTCTTAGGTTGATTGTAGCCAGTGCACCCGCACTGTTCTTCTTAGTCATAGCAGTCGTATTTGACATATATTTACCTCGTTATTATTTATTATTTATTTTTTATTTTTTAAATACGTTTGACTTCCATCAAATGTATTGAATAGTTCTTCAGGAACTTCACGACCTTTGTCTTTCCATTCCTTCATAACTACTTTGAGTGTCTGTGGGTGAACTTTCTCCTCTTGGATAGGTTCAAACCCACCAGACCTCGCAAGGTTGACGTAATTGACAGCCTTGTTATCTTCGCCTTGACCAAAAGATACAATAATATTATTTTTTACTATATCTCCTAAGCCATTCTCTCGAAGCCAGTGTATCGCCTCTTCTTTTTTATCAGCTTTAACTGAGGCACTATAAATTTGTTTAACAGATAATTCAGAACCATCTCTAAGTTTTAAACTAGATAAGTTCATGTCTTCCATTAATTTTGGAATTACAACACAACTAAAATATTTCTCATCTTCTTTTTTATCTTTTAGTCTGTCTTCCAAGTCTTGGATTTCTTTTTGGATTGTTTGTAACTTTTCAACTTCTGTTGAAAGTTTATCTGGGTCTATTGTCTGCGTCTGATCAGGCGCATCTTTACGTAAGTCTATTATCATATATAACTCCTTTTTGGTTTTTCTTTTTGACTTTCATGTGTGATATTATAAACATTAAAACTTGGTTGTCAAGTTTTATTTTTGAAAAATATCTATTTCGATCGGATAATAAGTTTTTTCTTGTCTGTCCCATTTTAACAATTTATATTTACCATTAGTAATATCACAAACTACTGAACAAACTACTCCAATAATTGCAGGATCTCCTGACAATAATAAATAATCATTGGTTGTATAATCTTTTAATAAAGTTCTTAATTTATTTATTAATGGTCCTGGTGATAAAATAATTTGACTTTTTTCTGGCAACAATGTGACAATTTGTCCATATTTTTGTGCACCCAAAATATTATATTTTGGTTGGCTAATTGACGTACCAGGTATTTCTTGTGTTAAATAAACTTTGCTCATTGACTTTTTCTTTTTTATAATTATTATAGTAGTTAGAAAGAAAAGTAAATAGAATATTATGAATTATAAATTTAAAACTAAGCCATATGAACATCAATTAGATGCTTTAAAAGCATCTTGGGATAAAGAAAATTTTGCCTATTTTATGGAAATGGGTACCGGTAAATCTAAAGTATTGTTAGATAATGCTGCAATGCTTTATGATAAGGGCCTTATTAATGGGTTACTTCTTATAGCACCTAAAGGTGTATATAAGAATTGGTATGACTCAGAAATTCCTACACACTTAGTAGACCATATAGAAAAAAAAGTTGTTCTTTGGAAAACATCTGACAAATCTTCTAAACAGAAAAAAATATTAAATACATTATTTGAAACTGGAACTGACTTTCATATATTAATTATGAATGTTGAATCATTTAGTTCTGGTAATGGTACAGAGTTTGCATATAAATTTTTGTCTTGTCATAAATCAATGATTGCAATTGATGAGTCTACTACAATTAAAACTCCAACATCTAATAGAACTAAAAATATTTTCTCATTAAGAGAACATGCTAAGTATAGAAGAATACTTACAGGTTCTCCTGTAACTAAATCACCATTAGATTTATTTTCACAATGTGCTTTTCTTGATCCATGGTTATTAAATCATGATTCTTATTGGACATTTAAATCAAGATATGCGATAACTAAAAAAATAGAAGTTCAAGGTAGACGTGTTGAAATAGTTGTTGGTTATAGAAATCTTGGAGAATTATCTGATATAATAAAACCATTTTCAAAAAGAGTATTAAAAGAAGATTGTTTAGATTTACCGGATAAAACTTATGTTAAACATTATGTTGAACTTACACCTGAACAGAAAAAAGTTTATCAACAAATGAAACAAGAAGCCATTGCATTTCTTGATGGTAAAATGCAATCTTCAGCTACAGTTATGACTCAGTTAATGAGATTACATCAAATTACTTGTGGCCATTTTACTGCTGATGATGGAACTATAAAAGATTTACCGTGTTCTAGATTAGGTGAACTAATGAATATATTAGAAAATATTGAAGGTAAAACTATTATCTGGTCTCATTATACACATGATGTTAGAAGAATTATTGCAGAAATTAAAAAAGTATATGGTGAAGAATCTGTTGTCGATTATTATGGTGCAACCAACACAGATGCAAGATCATTAAATATTAAAAAATTTCAAACTGATGATAAGTGTAGATTCTTTGTTGGTACTACTCATACTGGTGGTTATGGTATTACCTTAACTGCAGGTAGTAATATGATTTATTTTTCTAATGGTTATGATTTAGAAAAACGTCAACAGTCTGAAGCCAGAATTGATCGTATAGGTCAAACAAGAAAAATGACTTATATTGATATAATGACTTCAGATACTATTGACGAACGTATTGTTAAAGCTCTTCGTAATAAAGTCGACATCGCAAATACAATTATGGATGAAGATTTTAGAGAATGGATATAGCGATCATAGTCCCCACTATAATCAATCCCGGTAACGAACTACCAACCGCCCAAAAAATTAAAATCTAAATATTAACGCAGTTATAACACCACCCATGCCTACTAGTAAAGCACCGGCACAACCTATTAGAATTTTTTCTATTCTTTCAATAGATGTTTCTAATTTTTCTATTTTTTCATGTGTTTGTTTCTGCATGATACGACAAAGTTTTTCGTGGGATTCTATTTTTTGTAAGGCTAAATTTTTAGTTGATCTAGGCATTATATTAGTCTATGTTCTACTTGTCTTAATACTTCTTTATCAAATCCAGCTAAATCTACTCCAGCATTTTCTAAGAATCCTTTAGCAATACCATCACCATTGTAATCAGCAAACTCAATATCATTAATAAAAATTCTTCGACCTGTTGTATCTAGAGAATAAACTACAGGTATCTTATCGATCTTGACGGATAATAGGCTGTCTTTAACCATAATAAATTTACCATCTTCTTTAACATAGTGACTACCTGCAACAGTAACACCTTTGTAGTCGTGTATCTCATCAGTTGCTTTAAATTGGAATACACCTGTAACTTCTCCACCTTTAGTGTCATCACCAAGTTGAATATCTTTAATTTTTTTCTCACTGCCATTAGCCATTTGAATAAGTGTGTTTGGATCGAAACAGAATCCTCCATAATCTGATTCACCACTACCTGATGATCTACCACCAGATCGGTCTCCTCTTCCACCTCCTCCATCGCCTGTTGTTGATCCTCTATCTTTATCAATAGCTTTTTGCTGTTGTGTGGCTTGTCTTCTAGATATATCTTGAGCTTTAGCTGCAGCTTGAATTTGTAATTCTCTTTGTTTAGCAGCATCTGTTTCTCT